ATACCACATTCCTACACCTAGGACATTGTCATCTTTGTCCTGCTCAACGATAAGGGTATCCTTAGCCATATGATAGGCCACAAGGAGTTGTATCAAGCCACGAGACCACCCGTGCAGTACCTTGCCGTTCTCCTTTTCAATACAGAAGTCCACTACCTTGTCGATAAAGACAAGGGCTTCCTTTTGTGTAGCGTTTTGCAACGCTAGTTGTACTGATTGAAGGAGGGGGTTCATATTACCAAATAGCAGCGAAAGATATTGGCGTGTCTCCATCAGCACCAGCACCATTAGCTTGCTCACGGGTTACCAATGCAGTTGTAGTGCTAGTTGAGTACGCACCAGTTGCATTATTAGTAGTTCCGTTACTCTTAGCTTGAGAACTTGCTAGAGTTGTAAAATTGCCAGATGGAGCAGATACCGATAGATTAATGGTCCAATTACCATTTCCGTTACGAGTTACATTTGCAACTCCACTTCCGCTAATCGGGGCATTTGTTCCTGTTAAAGTGCCGTCCCACACACAGTGAGCCTTAATACTTGACAGATTATCTACTGTTGTATCGACATAGGACTTGATGCTTTCGGACGTAGCCAAAGTATCGGAAGTAGCTGTATCCATTGTATCATCGTCAATAACATCTGTAAGCTTCGCAAAGGTCACGTTAGAATTTGCAATCTTGGCGGTACTAATACCACTATCCCTAACTGTGATAGCCCCGTTAGCGTTTACGATTGTACTAGCGTTATCAACGGATTCAGTCCCAAAGGTAGCTCCGTCTACCAAAGCATTAAGCTTGCTTGCTGAAAGTTGTTCCCCGTTAGAGAATGCTGTTCCTTTATTTATAATGGCCATAATTTAAATTGTTAAGATTGCACCTCACTAATAGTCATACTGTATTCTTGGAGTCCACCTAGAGTAGAACCATTATTAGCTTGATAATTAACATATACATTTTGACCACCTGTTTGTGGTCCAATGCGTAAACTGTAGTTTGATTCACTTGTACTTCCTGGTGTAAACTCAAAGGTCATATGGGACACACTAGAACCATTAGTAGATTGTGACCACCATTGTGCTCCCCTGCAAAAGCTTCCTTCAAATACGGCTATTGTTACACCTGCGATTGCTGTGTCTGAACCTACAAAACCATTAAACTCTATCAGGATTTTATTATCAGTAGATGTAGGAGTAAATGTAGTCGAAAGTACTTGGCCTCCCTCTCCTATTTGAGGTGTTGTATCGTCCAGTGGGATAATGGTACTAACAATAAGGTTAGTATTGCTTGATACTCGCTTCCTGTTAATGGTAATACTGTTATTATCTACATAGTTTTTAATGCTTTGAGATGTAGCCAATTTAGTAGCACTGGCCGTGGCCATTGTGTCATCGTTAATGACATCTGTCAGTTTTGCAAAGGTTACCCCTGAATCCTTGATCCCAAGTTTGCCATTATTAATACCGCCATTAATTAACTCTAGGCTTGAGTCATCAACTGGGTCATTGAAGGTTGCCGCATCAGCAATGTTGTTTAATTTAGAAGATGTTACATCATCTCCTGGACCGCTAAAGGTCGTTCCTGTAGTAATGATTGCCATAATTATTGTACGCTAGTTGTTGATCTTGATGCAGGTGCTCCTGAGACTTTTATTCCTCGGACTCTTGGGCGACCTTGTGTATTATTAATTGTAAATTGAATGCCGTATCCTCGGCGGTTACCTATTCTACCACGTATGGAAACATCCTCGTCAATGTCTAGGCTTCCGTCAATGTATGAACTCAGCGTATTAAGATCTACCTCTGCGTCAATGTTTTCTACTTCGGCTGAAATATCAAAGTCGGACTGCTCCGAGGCACTGGACTGCACGTGCATCTCAAATTCACTCCAACGTTTACGACCGAAGTCATTAAAGGTAAACTGACGGGTAGTTACCTCAGCGGGGATGCTGTAGATAACGCCCTCCTGTGCTCCTTCAACTGGAATGGTAGTAGCCAATCGATCAACGCCATCTGGCCGAGCATCAACTCTGTGAAGCCCTCCAAGGGCATTCACTGCATATACTGCACGGTCACCTCTCTTACCTGCTACAATTAAGTTCTCGATGTCCCAGTCCACGTCAGAGGTGCTATCCACGGATTCCCACTGCTTGTTGATAAAGTTAAAGACAAGGATGGTATTATTGACGGTGCTTGATCCAGTCGGAACAGCAATGTAATAGCGATTGTTGAAGTAAACAGCTACGGACTGATCCCAGTACTGACGGTTAATCTTATCAATAGTAGTCTGGATGCTGCTACTTAGTGGTAGCTCGCTACCACGAAGATTGTACAGATCCTGGAAGTTTGCTCCGTATACACCATTGTCAGAAAGGAACATTACGTTGTTACCAATTTGAACAATCGTCTTACGGGCTAAACAACCTACTTCATTTGTGATTAATTGAACCGAAGCAGACTCAGGGGTGCTGCCTAGCACTAAATGAATTGAGTTACGGTTAAATACTACTAGCTTGTCATCCGCAAAGGACAGTAGTCCAACATTAAAGTCCGCAGTTCCAGCATTAAATCTGTACTGGCCATAGATCTGGTCATAGGTATCTGCGTCCAGAATGTCAGATATAATAACTTCGTCCAAGTTATCACGAGCTGTATAATCTCCCTCTGCATTATTAACCGCATAGCGATACGGCATAACCAATCTACGCTGGTGATATGTAGCATATGGAGGCGCTGGCATATGAGTAAAGCCCAGTCCGACTGAAACTCTCTTGGTAAAGATAGGATCAGTCAATAGGGATGCACCGTCATTTACGTGCGTAGTAACTGTTCTTGAATCAAGTATAAATTGAAACCCTGCATTAATTCCTACACGAGCACTTGCATATGAAGCCTCGTTTGGATTGATATTAAAGTCAGTATAGATAATAAAGTTATTGGAGTTTGGTATTTCTTGAGCAAAGAATGATCCATTAAAAGGAACGCCATTTGGGTCCCAACTGTCCATAATAATTGGTTCACCACTTACCAAATTATGTGCTGCACCTGTAGTGATAGTATATTTATAAAGACCCTCAAAATCTCCAGATTCTTCTAACCCATCATTGACCGCATCAATAATATTAACAAAAGTTTCACCCAGTTCAAAAACTTGATTTACAACGTAGTCCTGACCAATGGTAAGTCCAGAGTCTGCATCTGTTGCTCCGCTTATACTTGCTGACATTACAGTAATGTCATCCCCCACTTTTACATCGTGAGATCCAGAAACCGATGCTATACTATTGGTAATTGCAAATTCTCCAGGAAGGCAATCAATCTGAACTGGCTGAGTGTATACTCCACTAGCAACGGGCGAAAACCCAGAACGAACCGTACCTGTTCCCGTTCCTATAGTATCAATTGTAATAACATCATTAACCTCATAGGTTACTGCCGTAGTTCCAGCAATTGTGTTCCACTGCAATTGAGTCGTGTCACCCAAGTCAGTAATCAGATATGTCTTATCTAAATTAAGATCTGTTAAATTAACATTATTAAAGCTTCCGTCCCATTCTAGCGCAGTCTGACCATCACGGAATAGGAACACCTTGTTAAAGGCTTGAATCATATCTGAAAACGGCGGAGCCGTTTCTCCTGACTGATATGGAAGGTCGTACGTAATTGTAGGATCCGCTAGGTTAATTGCCAGTGCGCTTACATTGGAGCCAAGTATAACCCACTGACTTGCTGAATCTCCTGGGTTGCTGTAAGGAGTACTAGCATATACTCCTGCTATTTGACCTTGGTCCAGTAGCATATTGTAACCAATAACTGATGAACCTTCTACATCATTTAACGTAAAGTCCAAGACCTGTGGAAGGACTACTGGCAAAGTATATGTTGCATCTGCCCCAACCAAAGCATACGTAAGAGATTTTGTGCTGCCGTTATCTGTTACAGAAGTAAGTTCAAAAGTCCCATTGGGATCTGTATCTACCCCAAACGGAATACCTTCAACTGTAATTTCGTCCCCTGTAATAAACACGTGACCTGGCTCAACGGCTGGGTCATCGATAACAATAGTAACTACGTCACTAGTTAAAGAAGCGGACCTAATTGTAGTTGGCAGTAAGCAAACAACTGGAGGAACTGTTTCCAATTCGGAAGTAGTTGGAAGTCTAAGGACCTCGTCACCACTAGCAAAGGGAGCCTTGACTAAATCAATCCCTGGCCTAACCTGCCACTCACCGTTACGACCAAGCCTACCATTGTTACTGGTCGCTAATATACCACGTTGCAATTGATCGGGACGTGCGTAGTCATTAAACCCAGTGTACCCCATATCGAGGTCCTCTAGGATTTTATCATCATTTGCTCCGTATGTGCGGTATTCAGGCATTATGTTTTAGCAGTTCCAAGCCTTACGGCTCCAATAGTTAGCTGATAGCTTGTTAGTCTTACCCTTGATGCCACCGCTGCGAGCGCAGTAGCTTTTCTTACGCTTTGGCTGATCCTTTTTGATGCTCATATTAGCATCCCCGAATCGTACGAGTTTCTCTTTCCCACCTTGGCAGGCTTTTACGACGAACTTCTTACCGCCCTGTACTTCACGACGGGGTACGTTGCACTTCATTTTGGATTTGTCAGGCACTACTTGCCTTTCTTTCCACAACCGCAGCCCTTGTTCTCACCGCAGGAACCCTTACCAGCATCTTTTGTTTTTCGTCCGTACATAATAT